CAAAGTGAGGATGACTCTGTCTTCAACAGAGACCATATCAATTATTGGGAAGGTGGCTTTATGTATGATGAAGATGCTGGTATAGGCTATCTTCTAAAGGATTCTGACCATCCTACTCCAGTAAATATATTTGTAGGAGTAGATTGTGCTACTGATGTTATAAGAAGAGATAGTGATTATAGTGTTCTTATAGTTGTTGGAGTAGATGAGTTTAATAAAGTTTATGTATTAGAATATATTAGAAAAAGAGGATTGCCTGTATTAGGTATACCAGGTGATGAGAAAAAAGGTGTTGTAGATTATATGTTTGAGCTTGAAAGCAGATATCACCCTACCATGTTCGTGGTAGAAGATACGACAATGTCAAGGCCTGTATTTCAATCATTAAGGTCAGAGATGTTGAGGAGGAATAATTTTGGAATTAAGTTCAAGGAGGAGAAGCCTGGAACTAGAATGTCTAAGAGAGACAGAATACAAGAAATATTGGCTCAACGATTTGCAGTTGGTCAAATGCATATAAAGAAGGAAATGTATGATTTACATCATGAAATTATTACGTTCGGTCCTAGGATGGGACATGATGATACAATTGATGCCCTTGCTTATGCTTGTAAGTTTGCTCAGCCTCCTATCGGTATCAAACAAGCAGGAGGAAAGCACTATAAATATAAACCAAGAGCAAAAAGTTGGGTGGTCGCATAATATGGATTTTGAAGATTATATAATAGATGTTGAAGGGTATCATGGTACTGGAATGGATAGTCATGAAGGTGGCTCTGAAACAGTAGGGTATGGCCATAAAATAAAAGGCGAAGAAACCTTAGGAGATTTTGTTAATTTTGGTAAGGATGAATTTAGAGATTTATTGAAAAAAGATATAATGGCTGCTACTAATATAGCTATGAAATCTACTAATAATAAATATGGTAAAGGCACTTGGAGTAATTTAGATGAAAATAGAAAGTCTATACTTGTAGATTTTGCATATAATTCAGGTAAAACACCTTGGATGTTTGAGCCTGATACATATGGTCCTAAATCAGAATTTGGGGATGCAGTAGTTCAAGGTAGTTATGAGGATATGATGGAAACAGATTCTACTGGATTATGGAAAGGCACGAGACATATAAGTGGTACCGATAAAGTCTTAGGAAGGAATCAAACTTTAATTGATACTTATATTAAACCTAATATTAAACCTAAAGACACGGAACCAGCTAGTGGTGATGGTCTTAAAAAAATAAAAACAGAAAACAAGATTTTTAATTTACTAGAAGAAAAACCATTGTTTTAACAGGTAACAGGGGAAGCGAAATGGAAAGTAATGGAAGAACAACTACAACATCAAGTCAGCTACTTTATTGGCAAGTGGGGGTGGATGGCATTAGCCGCATTCTCAGTTATGATGTTTCGGTCAACTCTAGAGGGAATACTAGAATCACTAAAAATATTTCTAGGGAACGACCTAAACACAGACGATGTTGTGCATCTAAACGAAAAGCCAGCAAGAGTAGTTAGAGTTGGTATATTCAAAACTATATTCTTTGTTTATGACGTTGGATGTGCAAATGGAGAGCCCTATGTTAAAGGTGGTCGTAAAAAGGCTATACAAAATGACAAGCTCAAAGATTATGAAATTGAGAAACCTCTTCCTATGTTGGATTTATCAGCTTGGGATGATTGCAAGGAGAAGGATGACTAATGGCTAAAAGACAAGATAAGAAAGCTCTTAGAGTAAGGGATATATTTGATAATGTAAATACTGGCAATAGGCAGCAGTGGGAATTTATAAATCAAAAAGGATGTGACTTTGCTCATGATAATCAACTGTCTGCAGATGATAAGGAAATGCTTGAAGAGCAAGGTATGCCTACATTTACTATTAATAGAATTATACCTGTTGTTGAAATGCTTAATTTTTATGCAACTGCAAATAAACCTAGATGGCAGGCTGTAGGAGTAGAAGGGAGTGATAGTGATGTTGCTGCTGTATTTTCTGATGTAGCAGATTATGTTTGGTATCATGCCAATGGTCAATCTTTATTATCTAATGCTATTAATGATGCTGTTACTAAATCTATGGGATACCTTCTTGTAGATATAAACCCTAATGCAGACCAAGGTATGGGAGAAGTGACGATACAACAACCTGACCCTTTCGATGTTTTTGTAGACCCTAAGTCTAGAAGTTTATTATTTGAAGATGCTGCATATATATTAATTAGAAAAATTCTCCCCAAGATTCATTTAATGAATATTTATCCTGAATTTAAAAACAAAATTAAAAAGGCTAATTCTAATGATAATAGTGCCTATAACTATACAGAAAAAGTTTTTGATGAAACTCAAAAAGATTTTAGTCCTAAAGATGTATTAGAAGAATCAACTAATGATATATTGGATGAAGAAGACTCAGGTAAAAAAGATTTAATAGAATATTATGAACTCTTTGAGAAGGAGCAAGTCTTATATGTAAATATGTTCTATAGGATACCTCCTGATATGTCTGTTATAAAACAGATTAAAAAGCAAGTAAAGGTAAGATTACTTGAAATGCAAAAAGAGCATAGTGTTATTTTCAAAGAAAATCAATTAAAAATGCAAATGGCAGTTCAGCAAAAACAAATGCTCCCAGAGAGAATGCAATTGGAGTTAGATAAATTAAAAAGTAAGCAAGAGCAAGAGCTAGCAATGGCTGAAGCTCAATTTACTAGTGAACTTCAAAAAAGAGCATCAGTTACAGATAATAAAGTAATAACAATGAAAGAGTATGAAATATTAATACAGGACAAAAAGTTTGCTGAATTAGTTATCGATGTAGTAGAATTTTATGATACAAGAATAGTTAAAACCTGTGTAGTTGGGGATGTTAGCATTTATGAAAAGTACTTACCTTCAAAAATCAAGGATTATCCCTTGGTTCCTTTTCACTACAAATGGACTGGCACTCCGTATCCAATAAGTGCTGTATCCCCGCTCATAGGTAAACAGCAAGAGCTAAATAAAGTTCACCAGTTAATGGTACATAATGCATCTTTAGGTTCTTCTTTAAGATGGATGTATGAAGAGGGTAGTATTGACACTGAGCATTGGGAGAAGTATGCATCTGCTCCAGGAGCTTTATTGCCACTTAGGACTGGGTTTAATGCTCCTACTCCTGTGATGCCTTTTCAATTACCTAATGCTTTCTTTGGAATATCAGGAGAGGGTAAACAAGATATGGAATATTTAGCTGGTATCTATTCTTCTATGCAAGGTGATACTAGTCAAACTAAGGATATGCCTTACAAGGGAATGTTAGCTCAAGATGAGTATGGAACTCGTAGAGTTAAGTATTGGTTGAAACATGCAGTTGAACCAGCTTTAAGAAAAGTTGGAGAAGTTGTTAAGCAATATTCTCAATCAATATATAAAGCTCATAAAATCTTTAGAATAGTACAGCCTAATTCTATAGCTGAGGAAAAGCAAATAGAAATTAATATCCCAATGTATAATGATATGGGAGAAGCTATTGGTAAATATATGGACTATAGTGCATCTAGATTTGATGTAAGGATAATTGGTGGTTCTACATTACCAATTAATAGATGGGCATATTTAGCAGAATTAAAAGAATTAATGAAAATGGGTGTTGTAGATGATATTGCAGTATTAGCAGAAACTGATATTAAGCAGAAAGATAAAATTGCTGCAAGGAAATCATTGTACTCACAACTTACACAGCAGATTGAAAGTCTTAAGAGTGGAGTTCAAGATAAAGAGGGAACAATTGAAACTCTTGAAAGACAACTTGTTCAAGCTGGTATCAAAGGTAAGATTATGCAAGGTGAAATGGAAGTCAATAGAAAAACAGCTGAAACAAAAGCTGCACAAAGTATTGAAAGAAGTGAAACCAAAGTTCTGCAAAATAAAATTAGGGAAGAAAGTAATGATTATCTCAGAGAGAGTAAAGACAAAATAGAGAAATTATTAAATACCTTGCCTATAGAAGATAAATAGTTTAAATTAACAACTAGTAAAGGGAGAAAAAAATGATAGAAGAGAATACTGGCAACCCAACTCCAACTGATGCTCAGGCAGAAGAAGGTGTATTTGGCTCTGGTGACTCGTTCTTTAATGCTTTGGATAATGAGGTTAATGGAGTCGTAACTGATGATATTGAGCCTCAAGGGGAAGTTCAAGCAACAAGAGAACCAGAAGTAAATCAGGCAACTCAGCCTCAAGCTGACCCTGTAGCAACAGATGGTACTGACTGGGAAAAGAGGTATAAGGATTCCAGTCGTGAAGCACAAAGATTAAACTCTGAGCTTAGAGAGCTCGAAGGGGTTAAGCCTTTGGTTAACTTCATGAAACGAGATAGCGGTCTTGTAGACACTATTCGAAACTACCTCCAAAATGGTGGTGAAACACCTGCATCAGTACAAAATCAACTGAATCTTTCAGAAGATTTTATATTTGATGGACATGAAGCAGTTACGGATGCAAATTCCGAATCTGCTAAGGTACTTAATCAAATGGTAGATGCTACAGTGCAAAAAAGAGTTGGCAATATTCTAAGTAAAGAAAAAGCTGAAGCGGCACAAAAAACCAAAGTAAATCAAAATTTTGCTGAGGCAAAAGAGTTTATGACTAAACATAGTATGTCAGAAGGCGATTTTAAAGAAATGGTTACTGGTGCTAAAAATAGAAAATTCACATACGAAGATATGTACTATCTCTTAAACCGCGATACGGTCGCACAGAATGTAGCTAATTCTACCAAAAACGAGATGCTTGGCCAAATGCAAGAGGCTAGAAGTATTCCTACATCTCAAGGTGGAACGAATAGCACACCTCAGCCAGCTAAGACTGCTGATGATGATATATTTGATAAACTTTCGAGTAGTGATGGAGGTCTTTCAGACTTGTTTTAACCAAGTAATCTCAATAATCGCAAAGGAGATTACAAATGGCTGATAATTTTACATTATCGAATTTGTCACCTGGTGCAGACCCGAAGTCCTCTAGTGTAGCTAGTG